TGCAATTTTGTTAAATATATATTAATGAACTTGTTATAAAAATAAATCAATCAAAATTATCTAAGGAGTTATACAATGGCTGATGAAATTAAATTCACTGAAGATGAGTTAAAATCTCTTCAAGAAGTTCAAACAGGATACAACGATATGCAAGTAAAGATGGGTGGTTTAAAAATGCAACAAATCGCACATGATAGAAATGCTGATCGTCTTGCAGAATTAGAAGAATCTCTAATGACTGAACTTCAAGAATTAAACGAAAAAGAGACTGCTACTGCTCAAGAATTAAATGAGAAGTACGGTCCAGGATCTTTAAATCCTGAAACAGGAGTGTTTACACCACAACCACAACCTGAAGAAGCTCCAGCAGAAGAAGCTTAACTTAAAAATATATACCCTGCGAAAATAACATTTTCGCTATTTTAGTGTATATTTATTTTTAAATCTATACACTGTTAACACTTAACTGGAGAAATTCAATGGCAGAGAGAATAGTCTCACCGGGTGTATTTACTCGTGAAAAAGATCTGTCGTTTCTTCCTCAAGGAATAGCTGATATTGGAGCTGCATTAATAGGACCTACAAAAAGGGGTCCTGCTTTTGTACCAACACAAATTAGTAATTTCCAAGAATTCGAAGAAATGTTTGGGTCACAAGACGAACGTTTTTACGTCCCATTAACTGCTAAAGAGTATCTAAGAAGTGCAGGAACTGTAACAATTGTAAGAGTATTAGGAATTGGTGGTTATTCAGCTAATGTTGTTCAAATCGGCGTTGAATTAAGCGGAGGAACAGATCATAAGCTAGGATTAATATTAGCACCAAATAACTTAGTACAAGCACAAGCAACACCATTGGTTAAAACAATAATCGAAGGTACAGCTGGTGCGTGGAATATTGTAACAGGTAGTTATCAAACTTCTGCTTCTTTTGATGCTTCAAGCAACAAGTACTATAAAGATGTATTTAGCGACAGTCCAATTTCTAGAAAAGCAGCTGGATCGGACTCACCTTTCTACATATACAAACAATATCCAACATATTTAGCAACACTAGGCGCAACAGAACTAACTGGATCGGTTACTGCTTCTAATACAACTCTAAATCTTCTTAAAGATTATACACGTGCTACAACACCTTTTATTACTAGTCAAAAGCAAGGTGGCGTTGTAAATAATCTTTTTAAGGTCGCTTTAAGACACGATGGTGAAACTGAAACGAACAAAGAACTTAAAGTTGGTATCTTAAATGTAAAAGATGCAAGTGAAGTAGCAGGATCTGATTATGGTACGTTTAGTTTGCAAGTTAGAAAAATAGATCAACAAACCTACGCTGCGACTGATGATGAAGTTGTAGAACAATTTGATAATCTTAATCTTGATCCAAGATCCACAAACTTTGTTTGTAGAAGAATCGGAACGAGATGGCAGTCAGTTGATTCAGATGGAAAAGTTGTCATGCATGGAGATGCAGAATGGCCAAACTTATCCAAATATATTTTCATAACAGGAAGTGCAGAGATAAATGAAGGATCGCTAGCAAAGACCTTAGTACCTTATGGTCACGCTGCAGCACTTTTCCCAATGACGTGTTCGATTAAGAATGCAGCTTCAACGCATTTCCCAGAAAATACGTTTACAACAACACAGGTAAGTGCAACGACAAATCAATTCGATACTAGTATCTTTTACGGATTTGATTTCTCAAAAGAAGACAACAGAAGTTTCTTGGCGCCGTTGGCATCTGACGCTGCTGCATATCACAACCCATCATTTAGTTTAGATGATATGGTTGGATCTGCAAAAGCTACATCAGGAAACTTTGGTGGTGCTTCTACTTTTTCAGACGCAACTGAAGCTATCTCACTCGCTTTATCCGCTGTAGGGCAGAGAAAATTCTTTGTACCACTTCAAGGTGGATTCGATGGTGTTGATCCTGCTATAAAGAAGAACACAGGTAAAAATATTACCGCTACAAACCAACAGGGTTTTGATTGTTCTTCAGCAACAGCTAGTGGATCAGTTGCTTATGAGAGAGCTATTAAGTCTGTAAGTAACCAGGATGAATTTGATATTAATTTATTAGCTACACCTGGATTGATTTACACATTGCACCCAAATCCTGTAAACATAGCATCACAGATGGTTCAAGATAGAGGTGATGCATTTTATATCTTTGATGCATCTGCATGGGGTGATACAATCACAGTCACAACAAATGCAGTTAGCTCACTTGATACAAACTACGCAGCAACTTATTATCCGTGGATTAAGATGTTAGATGACACTGTCAATCTACCTGTCTGGGTTCCACCATCAGTCGTAATGCCTGGTGTATTTGCACAAAATGATAGAGTTGCACATGAGTGGTTTGCACCTGCTGGTCTTAACCGTGGTGGTTTAAGAGGTGTATTGGAAGCAAAAACACGACTAACACATGCAGAAAGAGATCTACTTTATGAAAATAGAGTTAATCCAATTGCAAGTTTTCCTGGTCAAGGTGTTGTAGCTTTCGGACAAAAGACACTTCAAGCTAAACCATCAGCATTGGATAGGATTAATGTACGAAGACTATTAATTAGATTGAAGAAATTCATTGCTAGTTCTTCTAGATACTTGTTGTTTGAAAATAACACAGTAGCGACAAGGGCAAGATTCTTGAATATCGTTAATCCATTCTTAGATTCGGTACAAGCTAATCAAGGTTTGACTGCTTATAGAGTTGTAATGGATGATTCTAACAATACACCTGATGTAATTGATAGAAATCAATTAGTTGGACAGATATTTATACAACCTGCAAGGGCTGTAGAATTTATCGTATTGGACTTCGTAGTTCAACCAACTGGAGCAACTTTTAACTAAAAAGTTAAACATGACCTCAATTAAAAGCCCAGACTAATCATCTGGGCTTTTTCTTTTATGCTATTTTTCCTAAGTATGTGATATTTATTACTGATTATATTAGAATAAACTTTTAATGGAGAAATAGAATGCCACAGCTGATAGATCCGACAGATATAATGTTCACGCAATTTGAACCAAAAGTTCAAAATCGGTTCATTATGTATATAGAGGGAATTCCTGCATATACAATTAAAACAGCAGCACGACCAACAATATCCTTTGAGGACATTACTCTAGACCATATTAACACAAAAAGATATGTTAAAGGTAAAGGAGAATGGCAGTCACTATCAATAACACTTTATGATCCAGTTGTACCTTCAGCTGCACAGGCAGTTATGGAATGGGTAAGGCTTGGACATGAATCAGTAACTGGACGTGATGGATATTCAGATTTTTATAAGAAAAATATTACTTTCAATGTTTTAGGTCCTGTAGGTGACATAGTTGAAGAATGGCAACTAGTAGGAACTTACATTTCAGAGGCTAACTTTGGAACACTCGACTGGGCATCAAATGATCCAGTTGATATTGAACTGACTTTAAGATACGATTACGCAATACTACAGTTCTAAAAATTAACACAAAGCTAAATTAAAAGTTGTGGCATTCTTTTAATAAAGCTAAAATAGATAGTTATGTAACATGAAACTAGATTAAGGAGTTATAATGTCTACAAAGAAACAACAGAGTAGGTTTCCTACTGAGATTGTCGATTTGCCTAGTAAAGGTTTAATTTATCCTGAAGGGCATGCATTAAGAGACGGTAAAGTTGAAGTAAAGTATATGACTGCAAAAGAAGAAGACATACTTACATCAGTTGGACTAATTGAAAAAGGTTTGGTAATAGATGAACTTTTAAAATCACTAGTTCAGACAAAGTTTAATTTCGGTGACATCACAATAGGTGATAAGAATGCTGTTATGTTATCAGCAAGAATATTGGGATACGGAAAAGAATATGTTTGTGATGTAACTTGTCCTAATTGCAGTGCAAAAGAAGAAACAACTTTTGATCTTACGACATTCAAATACAAAGAGATTGATGAGAAATTATACGGAGCAGAGAATAAGTTTGAATTTGAGCTTCCAAACTCAAAAAGAAAAATAGAGTATAAAATCCTAACACAGTCAGACGAACAGGCAATTGACGCAGAGCTTGATGGTGTTAAAAAAGCTGGAATAGCAGTAACACCAGAAATTACAACAAGACTAAGGTATCAGATCTTGTCAGTAGACGGTGA